CCAGCGAAGGCAAATTACTGAAACTAAACATGGCCATGATTGATGATGTGGCTAAAATGATCAGTGAGTTTGTTAAAGAATACAAGACCATTCCCGAAGAGTCGAGACCAAAGGTCATATTTGTGCTAGACAGTTTGGGCATGTTGTTAACGCCCACTGATGTGAATCAGTTTGACGCTGGTGATCTTAAAGGTGACTTAGGTCGTAAGCCTAAAGCACTAACAGCATTGGTTCGTAATTGTGTGAACATGTTTGGATCATTGAACATCGGTCTAGTAGCCACTAACCATACCTATGCCTCACAAGATATGTTTGACCCAGATGACAAGATCTCAGGTGGGCAAGGCTTTATCTATGCGTCTAGTATTGTGGTAGCCATGCGTAAACTCAAACTCAAAGAGGACGAGGACGGCAACAAGATTTCAGAAGTCAAAGGTATTCGTTCAGCTTGTAAGATTATGAAAACACGCTATGCTAAACCGTTTGAGTCAGTACAGGTCAAAATTCCTTACGAGACCGGAATGAACCCATATAGTGGTCTAGTTGATTTATTTGAAGGCAAGGGCCTACTACAAAAAGATGGCAACAGTCTTAAATACACATTGGCAGACGGAACATCAATCAAGCAATTCCGTAAGGCCTGGGAACGCAATGATGATTCGAGTCTGGACAGGGTTATGGCCGATTTTATAGCTAACCCACACCAGGTTACAAAACAGGAGCCTTCGGAGGTAACCGCCGATGTTGATTAATGCCAGACCGATACCGGGAATTAGAAGCTAAAATTGAAAAACTAACACGATATCTAGAGCTTATTGAAGCTAGTCTTAAAGATCTAAAAGAGCAAATTGATACTCGTACAGAACTTGACAAAGTCGAAGGTGTTGTGCTACGTTTAGCAAAGTCTTTGAAATGTAGGAAAACAAAATGACCATTGATGTAGAAGTGCTCAGTGAAGCATATTCAATCTTAAAGCAATACATACCTGTTAAGGATCGTCAAGAAGCAGCCGATAACGTTATGAGTATCATGGTTGATTATTTAGATGATTCTGAACTGAAAGAATTTGGACGCACTGATGTAGCTCTAGGTCGTGCCTTCAAAGAATACGCCGGCGACGCCGAAGATGACTACGATGAAGACTATGACGAATAATGTGGTACAATCGCATAGTACAGGACATTGCCAATATACCTGACTTTATTGCATATTATGAAGGCGAATTAGAACAAGCTAAAAAAGAAGTACGCATTCATGGCAGTGTTGAACGCAATATCAGCGCATTGCCTGGCATAACCGAGCATCGCTTTAATCAACTACAAGAAATTGAAGCGGTGCTTAACTATCTTAATATTCAGCTGCGTAAGATACGCCGTAAATGGTTTCAAAAATATTTGGAAGCATATAATAGAGCTTTAAGCAGTCGTGATGCCGAAAAGTACGTTGATGGTGAGGATGAAGTGGTTGATTACGAAACTATAATCAACGAAGTGGCATTGTTACGCAATAAATATCTGGGTATACTCAAAGGTCTTGAGAGCAAAAACTTCATGCAGGGGCATTTGGTTAGGCTAAAGACTGCTGGCATGGAAGATTACTCAGTGTGACCCAAACTGAACATCGAGCACAAGAATTACTTAATTTATGGGACTCCATAAAGTCAAGCCGTAGTTGTATTCACGTCGTTGATATTCAACAGCATAAAGATAATCTAAGTGGCCTAGCTAATCAAATTAGACTAGGCCTTTATGCTGAGTATCGCGCCGACAGCCTAGAAGCAGCCTGTAATGAATTTGAGCTGGAATATTGTAAGGTTAAAGACAAGCTACATAATGACCTAATTGATGGACTTAGACACCAAAAATAAATACTAAAAAGGTGTCTTATGTACATAGTTGAAAAATCACTTACTCCTAAAGAACTAGCAAAACACAGCGGCAAGTATCTTACTATTCTCATGCAGTTTATAGGATCACGACTACCTGTGCCAGTAGACCCTGGCTATCGTGGACAATATGGAGATGCTGTACAATTAGATCCTGCTATGCTGCCCGATTTACAAAAAGCCGTGGCGTCAGATGATATCTTATCTAACATTCCCAGCAAGGTCACCGCCATAATCGACGGCAAACCAACTCAATTACCATGGGGTGTCATATTTAAAGGTAAAGAATTTACTCAGTTAGCAGGACAAAAATCCTATAATGCCGGACACCTCGCTGAATTAATTATGGGGATTGGTATAGCCACTAAGTTTGTAAATCAGGGCGCTGATATCACAATGTCATCGTTTCAAAGCATGTTTGCCCAGTTAATCAAGGGTCCTACCAAAAAGAACTATGAATTTAGTTATGCTGGTACCATTTCATGGCCTGGTGCTAACAACAAGAATGACCAACTTACATTTCGTGCAGTAGTACCTACTAAAAGTGCAGAAGAATTTGTGCGCCAAGCACAGGGCAATCAATTTACCGGTGATCTAAGCTCAATCATTGCCAGCGCCATACGATATGTAAACGAAAGCCAAAGTGTGCAACGAGCTTGTGATCGAGTTCGCCTAGACAAAAATACCAATAAAATTGATATCATAAGTGATGGTAGCTCGGATGCCAAAGGCACCAAAGCTGATTTACAATTGAGTGTGGATGGTACCAAGATAAATTTGTTGAGTTTGAAAACATATAGTACAGACACTCTAGGACAAATATCCGGTATTGGCTATGACCAATTAAGTAAATGGTTTAATGTGGCGTTTGGTATTGATATTAGTCGATTTCAAAAATTATTAGATCCTACCCTGGGAGCAGAAAAAGTATACCAAAACTTACTTACTAAAATATACGATGACTATGTGTATCCCGAAGTAAAAAAATTAATTGAAAATCAAACGCCAGGCAAAGAGGCCGAGATAGTAAAACGCTTGGCTGATGCTGCTCATTTTCATGCAAGGGGTGAAAGTCTTGAAGATGTAGAAATAGTTAAATTAGATGACAGTATATCATCTGGTAATTACAAAATACTAAAATTTAGTGATAGTTTGAAAGACGCCATGATGCAACTAGATCTTGATGTACGATACATAGGCAAAGGACAAGGGCGTACTATTCAAATTTGGGTCAAACCCGAAGCTGATGAAAAAGTCGCTCGTGGTATTAATAGAATATGCCAATTCCGTACTCAAAAAATGGGAGATTCATATCGTAACTATTATGAAATTGGTCCCATGATGGAGTTATTAACCAAAGTTGATGAACCATTGGCGGGTAGAACTCCTAATGTAGTAACCGGCAAGCGTGTTAGTATTAAACCTCCAGGTGCTGATTCTGGCGCTAAAAGAGACAAAAGAGATAGCACAATTAGACAAAAACGCTAGACAATTCAACTTGGTAATGCTATACTAGCACTACCTACAACTTGAGGATCAATTATGTTTGAATCAATCGAAATTCGTCGTGCTACCAATGGATTCATTTTGGTAATTACCACGGACGAAGAAACTCGCGAATATGTATATGACACTAGTAGAAAAGCCATACGTGTGATCAAAGAGTTATTGGAAAACGATAAAGCTCGCAATGGCTCATAAAGAACAGCAGTATTTCTTAAACAGTCTACGCACTCTTTTTCCTAACAGTTTCCGTGATGTAAAAGTCTTGGATATTGGTAGTCTTAATATCAATGGTTCTATTAGACAGCATTTTGAAAACAGTGAAATATTAGGAGTAGATGTTGGCGAAGGTCCTGGTGTAGATTTAGTGTGTCCTGGGCAGGAACTTGATCACCCCGACGGTTATTATGATACTGTTTGCAGTTGTGAATGTTTTGAGCACAACCCGTATTGGGTAGAAACTTTTCGCAACATGATACGCATGACACGGTCCGGCGGATTGGTGGTTATGACCTGTGCTACAGACGGTAGACCTGAACACGGTACTAGAAGAAGTAAACCAGAAGATGCTCCATTGATCACTTGGGACTACTATCGTAATCTCAATGAACAGGATTTTAGAGAAAAATTCGATTTAGACCAATGGTTCAGCGAACACGCATTTATGGTAGAGCCCACAGTGCATGATTTATATTTTTATGGTTTTCGACGTTGAAGTATAAAATTTATCAAAGCTATTATAAAGACTCGCATGTTGCATTTTTAAATCCTGAGTTTGTTGCTTTTGACAACAGGACTAATCCTCATCCCGAGCTGCGTGAATACTATGTGGCACTACAGGTGCGTGATCTTGCTCATAGAGCGGGTTTGGACATGTGGGGCATTCTCAGTCCTACATGGAATCGTAAACTCTACGGTATCACCGCCGGTGACATTATAAAACACATTGACAGCAATCCTGGATATGATGTTTATTTCTTTGATGCTTTTACCGAACAAATGATACGTGGTTATAATGTTTGGGAACAAGGATCTTGGTATCATCCCGATATCGTTGATGTAGTAGAAGCAGGATTTACTGCTATGGGGTTAGATTTAAAATATCTTCACCAACCCATGGGACGTGATTTAGTGTTTTCTAACTGTTATTGTATAGGTACACGAGATTTTTGGGATGGCTATTTAGATTTAGTTACTAAATTTTTAGACA